ATCGGAACGCCAGCTTTTTCCGCGCCTCCATATTTCCGTGTGAATTCGTCTTTCAGCTGTGCGATCAGCTCTGGTTCCATCCGCCTTGCAGCCTTGATTGCGTACTTCTGCATGCCACTGTTCTGGAAAAAGTACCCGCTGAAATCATCCGCCGCCAACGCAATGCCAATCGATTGATGTGCTGCGTAGTGGATGATGGATTTCGCGCGGCCCGTCTCTCCGTCGTACCCGAAGCCTGGAATGTGCAGCATGTCATCTGCATGTATTCCTATCGGATTCCCGTTTTTCGGTTGGTACGCATAGAAAATCTCACCATCGTCCGGGACAGTGCAGCGCACCCTGTCTGGGTGCAGCGGGATCATTTTTAATGGTTCGCCGAACCGATCTCTGATGATGCGCGTGAATGCGTCCCCGCGAAAAGCAACCGACCGAATCCAGCGGTCTGTCATGCTCGCCGCCGTCCACCCTGGGCCCGGCCTGCCGTTTAGCAGGTTGTATACCGGCAAGTTGTTGACTTTTTTGCGGCCTTCGTCTGTCTCTTCATAGACCGGCAGCGGCAGGCTTGCGATCGTTCCGCTGATAAGCTGAACGCACGCAGCAACCGCTGCGACTCGCATAGCTGAATTTTCGGTAACAGAATAACCGGAAGACGCCTGCGGCACACCAAACAATTCGAGCACCTGCGGATCACCGCTCTTGATCAACACGGAATCGGTGGTTGCGTTCCTTATTTGCAATGGCTGCGCGTCACGCTCGGCCTGTCTGTCGGCAAGGAATTTGGCTAGAACCACGCTGCCTTTGGACGATGTTTGATCGGTGCCGTAATTGTTCACAGGGTAACGTAGCCTTGTTCTATGGTGCTGTTTTCAATCTTTCTGCTCAAAGCAACGCCCGCACCCATCACCGCTGCAACCATTAGGTCGATCCTCCCTGTTGCTTTGATTTTGTCGAGCTTCCTGTTGCCCGCTTGATCTTGCACTGTTACCGCATTGGCGGCGCACATGGTCATAATTGGGTGTCCGTTGTGTACCACTTCGCCATTCAGCAATGCGGTCTCAAACATTTCAAGCGCAGGACTCATGTCTTTGTAACCCTGGCCGAATGGCACCAGTTCCGGCAGTTCGAAGCCGTCGTCCGATGCCAGTTGAATCAAATCCTGCATGCGCCAACGGTCATACGCCAGACATTGAATGTCGAAGCAGTCCTGCAATTCGGCTAGGCGTTGCAAGATTGAGCGCTTGCTGATTGCACGGCCTGGTGTTGTTTCCAGGAAGCCCGCTGTTTTCCATGCGAAATAGGGGACACGATCCAGCTCTTCCTTGTGCCCAAGCCCCTCGTCTGGAAGCCATGCGAAGGGTATTAATCGCCAAGGCTCGTCCGGTTCTATCGGCTCCACCCATAACACAAGCCCTGTTAAATCGGTTGTCGATCCGAGATCCAGCCCGCCGTATGCTCTGCGCCCGCGCAGATCGCGCCAGTCGTAAACACGATGCGCGCCTTTCCAGACTTCAAACGATATCCACGGGTTCGATGCTTCTGTCCATTGGCAAAAGTTGAGCCGCCGCACGATGGCTTCTTTGCTGGGCATGCCCTTTGCGTCTTTGACTTGCCCGCGCAGGTACTTGATGCCCGGCAGACCGTAGCGTAGCGACGGGTTTACTTTGTGCCAGCATTCTTCGTTCTTGAACGGGTCGTCGGTTTCGTCCAGCGCGCAAACGTAGCCGAAGAATTCGTCATCGATCACCTGTCCGCTTGCCACTTTGATCGCGTAGTCATGATGCACGCCGCACGGACTCTTTTTGTCCGAGCCGCTGTTGGTGATCATGACGATCATCGGTTGCCTCCTGAACTTGAAACCGGCGCGCATCATGTCGATTGCGTGCGCGGTTTTGTGTTCGTGCACTTCGTCGATCAGCCCGATGTGCGGACGCGGGCCTGATTGTCCATCGTCCGACGAGATCGGTCGGAAGAAGCTGCCGTTATCCAGGTAAGCAATATTCCAAGTCTGCTCGCCACGCCCGCTTTTTTTCAGCCGCCGGGATAGCACCGGCGATAGATCAACCATCGCCACCGCGTCACGGAATAGCACCATGGCTTGATCTTTCTTGGTTGCTGCCGCGTAAACTTCGGCGCGCATTTCGCCATCAGCAGCCAGTCCGTATAGCCCGATCCCTGCAACCAGCGGTGATTTGCCGCCGCCTTTTCCGGTTTCGAGATAGGCTATGCGAAAGCGGCGGTATCCGTCCGCGTCGACCCAACCGAACAGGCTGCCGACGATGAATTTCTGCCAGTCGAGCAGCTCATACGGTAAACCCTCGTAATCGCCGCCGTTGAGCCGCAACACGTCCCGGTAAAAACCAATGACGCGCTCGACAATATTCAGATCGAAAAAAAAGCCCCTTGACGGGGCTTTTTCTAAATCTTCCAGGTGCCTGTCACATGCCGCCCTAACGTGCGGGCCTGCGATGATCTTTCCTGCCGCTACTTTCCGGGCGTATGTGGTTACTGGGTCACGTGAGGTAACTTTGACCAGGTTCGTCACCGAACAAACTTAATTGCGGCTGTATCGAAATGCGCGTGCGAGCTGCCGGTGTCATGCCAAACTCTTTCGCCAATGCAAGCACCTGCTTGAGACTCATTGCCTCAACAATCTTCCACTGACTAAGAACATCTCCACCAGTGTTTTCAGAATGTACTAAAGGATTATCTGAACATTGCTTGTTTGCCTTTCGGTAAGCCGAGATTGATTCACAAAGCATGGCAAGAATCGGAACGTCAACTTTAGATAGCAATCTAGCGTTCCGGAGATTCTGCGCGATTTCATTCCATACAATCTTTGCAGATTCGGACAGAAATGCCGGCGGCGTCAAGTCGCTCAAATACTCTGGATCTGGCTCTTGCTTGTTAAAGCCACGCTTCCCAGGATTACCTGTAACAATCTTTAGATTAGTTGGTTTTGCAGTTCTTCCCATTTTCATAACTCACAAATCTGGACGCGAACAATGACCGCCACCTGGAAACCACCCCCCCATATAATTACGCGGCTTTGCACACGGAAATAAGCGAACGGTCTTGAAGCTAAATGTTGCGGACTTTTGACCCGCCCCCGGTCATTTGTTCCAGTGATGATTCCTATCGATCGGCAATCCGTTGGCGTCGCATCCCGCATCTATCCCGGATTTTTCCAATCGCTGCTTATAACTATCGTGGCACTGCTTACACAGCGCCTGCCAGTTGTTGCTATCCCAAAACAAACCCATGTCTCCGCGATGCGGGACAATATGATCAACAACAGCAGCTGGCTCAACATATCCGCGCCGCTCATGATCAACACAAAGCGGATGTTTCCTCAGAAATCCGTCACGCGCCTTCTGCCATTTGTACCCGTAACCGCGTTCAGATGACGTTTTCCGGCCATCGAATCGCTTGGAATTAGGCATAAAAAAAGCCAGCACGAAATGGCTGGCTTCTGATTTTGATCTTTATTTTGTTACGC